GATCAGTGGTAATTGTCCAATGTGCAGTAAGCGTGGACACAGCCCGGACAAGCGTGGCAGAGGCGGTATACGTTTTGAGGATGATCATTTCCAATACAACTGTTTTAACTGTGGATTTAAAACTGGGTGGAGTGATAGTAGACGTATTGGTGGTAAACTGCAAGAACTATTAACTACATTTGGCGCAGACCCCGCTGATATACAAAGAGTAAACTTAGAACTATTGCGTGAAGAAGAAGCAGGCGACATTGCTGGACAGTATATTGAAAAAGCAAAAGAACAAAAAGTACAAATTGATTGGCCCACTATAGAGCTTCCACCAAACAGTTATCGTATTGGTGAATATCCTATAGACGACTTGGATAAAAAAGAACTAGATAAACTTGCATTGGCTTGTACATATGTTATGAAAAGAGGTATGGACTTTCATGAACATTGGTACTGGTCACCTCATATGCATTTTGCAAATAGGATAATACTACCTTTTTATTACAAAGGTAACATAGTTGGATATACTGCAAGATGGTGTCCTGACAATAGACCAGATGCAATGCCCAAGTATTATAATAATATGCCCAAGAACTTTGTATACAACTTGGATGCACAAAAAACACATGATACTATAATTGTAACTGAAGGACAGTTTGATGCACTACAAATGGGAGGTGTGGCACTAGCAGGTAATACACCAAACAATATACAATGTAAAATAATAGAAGAGTTAGATAAACAAATAGTGCTTCTTCCAGACTTTGATAAAAGTGGTATGGATACTGTGAACGTAGCGATAAAACGTGGCTGGGCAGTAAGTTTTCCTGAATGGGAAGATGATATAAAAGATGCCAGTGATGCAGTCGTGCGTTATGGTAGATTGTTTACTGTAAAGAGTGTGTTAGAAAGTATAGAAACAAATGCAACAAAAATTAAAATACTTGCAAAAGCAAGATGTAGATAGTATAATAAAGGAACGTAATGATAAATTTTACACATAAGACAGCAGGACTTGTATTCGCCGGCTTGGGCGTATACTTTTTACAATTGGATTTGCACAATGATATGCATCACGGAAACATGTTGTTAGGATTAAGTGAGATGACATGGATGTGGCTTGCAATGGCGGCAGTGCATTGGCTGTTACCAGAATGTAGATGTAAAGGAAAAACATGAGCGAAGATTATAGCACAGAACTACAGAAGCTGTACATTGATTTCTTGTTAGCAGACAAGGATCTTTTTGTGCGGTGTAATGCTATACTAGAAAGCAGTTACTTTGATAGGCAATTCAGAGATACTGTTGACTTTATAAAGAAACATGTTGAAGAATATAGTGATGTTCCCATGCTAGAACAAGTAAATGCAGTGGGCAATATTGGCGCAAGTGATGTTCGAGCAACAATGACAGACGAACACAAAAACTGGTTTATGGATAACTTTGAACAGTTTTGCAGACACAAAGCACTAGAAGCGGCAATACTACAAAGTGCTGATAAACTTGAAAACAAAGAGTATGGCACAGTAGAAGGTATTATCAAAGCGGCAACAGAAATTGGATTAGCTAAAGACTTTGGTACAAACTATTGGGAAGATCCAGCAGGACGTATACAAACAATCAAAGACAGTAGAGGTCAAAACAGTACAGGCTGGATGACATTTGATAAGTTTTTGTATGGTGGATTTAATACAGGTGAGCTTAATATCTTTGCAGGAGGTAGTGGTAGTGGTAAGAGTTTGTTTATGCAAAACTTGGCACTGAACTGGGCATTGCAAGGAAAGAACGTTGTATACATTAGTTTAGAACTTAGTGAAGAACTGTGTAGTATGAGACTGGATGCTATGCTTACTGGTATGGGTACCAAAGACGTAATGAAAAATGCAAGTGATGTAGAGTTGCGTGTTAAAATGGCAAGTAAAAAGGCAGGCGGTTTACAGATTGTACAAATGAAAAATGGTTGTACAGTAAATGATATTAGAGCATATCTCAAAGAGTTCCAAATACAAAACAACATTAAGGTAGATGCACTATTAGTTGACTACTTGGATCTTATGATGCCAATTACAGTAAAAGTAAATCCAAATGACCAATTTATTAAAGACAAATTTGTTAGTGAAGAATTGCGTAATCTAGCAATTGAATTGGGCATATTGTTTGTTACTGCTTCGCAGTTGAATCGTAGTGCAGTTGATGAGATTGAATTTGATCATAGCCACATTGCAGGTGGTATAAGTAAGATTAATACAGCAGACAATTTGATTGGTATTTTTAGCAGTAGGGCAATGCGTGAGCGTGGTCGAGTGCAGATACAGTTTATGAAAACCAGAAGTAGTAGTGGTGTTGGGCAAAAGCTGGATCTTAAATTTAACATAGATAGTTTGCGTATTGAAGACTTAGACGAGGACGAACAAGAAGATACAAGTACAACTAGCATTTATCAAAAATTAAAAACAAAAAGCAGTGTAGCACCGGCAGGCGTAAGTGTTACAGAAAATAATATGGATGCAAGTCCACAAGTAGATGCAACAGATAGACTAAAGAGCTTATTGAGGAAAGCAGATTAATGAAGATCAGAATAGCAACTAGAAAAGAACTTAAAAAACATTTGCGAAATGATCCAGTTAGACCACACATCAAAGCCGACTGGCGTACTTCTTACGGTAGAGAAGTATTTGTGTTGGATAACAACGGAGATATTGATGCAGTGCTTTGTGTAGCATACACAGACGAAGTACCAAAATGTGAAAAAGACATGAGTACTCCGGGTTTAGACGTAGCAGTATTTTATACTGTATGGAGTTACAATAAAGGTGCTGGTAGAGAAATTATTATGCAGGCTCTGGATTTAGTAAAGTCTCAAAAACCTATGGTAGAACGATATGTTACACTAAGTCCACTTACTCAAACAGCAACTAGATTCCATCAACGCAATGGTGCTATTAACATTGGTATACATAAGGATTGTCAGAACTTTGAATATTTTTAAAAAGAAAATTGCTGAAGCAAAGGTGCTGTGTACCTTATCCTTTATTATTTGTTATGTTGAACTACAAACACGGTGTATAAAAAGTGAGTCATTAGTATGAGCCTGTGTTTTGCCTGTAATTTGTGTTTGCATGCCATTGATGATTTTGCTCTTATTGTTAATGGGTCCTATGTTCATTATAATCTCCCTGCAACTGCCATAAGTGCTAGTCACCAATGCTCCAGCAATGATATTTACTAAATACTACTAAGATGAAGCGTAAAACAAGATCAATTTTGGAAGAAATAAATGCAATGGCACCTAAGCGTGACACTAAGCATGTTGTTGAGTCCAATGGACAGCAAGTTATTCAAACTGCTATAAATTTGATAAATTTAATAAACGAAAGCTTCGATGTTGAAACAGCATCGGATTTGAACAAACGATTAATAAATGCAATCAGAACAAAGGATCCTAAAAAGTTCGCTCGTGGTATTGGAAAAGTAAATGAAGATCAAAGAAATACTAAGCGGTACTAAAAAACGTTTAAAGCGTGGTAGTCGCAAAAATCGCCGCAAAGGCAAGAGTTTACTAGCAAAACTCAAAGAAGGCGGCAATATCTTTCCGGATAGTGTGAGCTTTGACCACGCTAAGATTCCAGCACTAATGAAACAAATCAACAGTGTGCTTGCTAAGACAGGAAGCAAGGCTATTCCAATTGGCAGTGGTGCAACACCTACCAAAGGAAAAATAAGCGGTGACTTAGATATGATAGTTGATATGGATCAACTAAAGCAACACTTTAATATGGAAGATCAAAAAGATCCAGTTATTAGAAAAAAGCTAAGACAAGTATTTGACCTAGCAGGATTTAATACAGGGCAAAGTGGTACCAGTGTACATGTTGAAGTACCCGATGGTGGGCAAACACACCAAATAGATATTATGGTTGTACCTAATGCAGAGAATGCGGCAAAGTTTCATACTCACAGTATTCCACAAGGTAGCAAATTCAAAGGTGTAAACAAAATGATTACACTTGCTAAATTAGCAAAGGACCAAAACATGTTATGGTCACCTTACCAAGGATTGTTTAGCAGAGATGCAAATGGTAAGAAAGCTGATTTAATATCTAGTAATATCGATGAGATAGCAAGAACATTATTAGGCCCTAATGCCTCAGGAAAAGATATAGGCAGTGTCGAAGCTATTGTGGCGGCATTGGGTAAAGAAAAAGGTGATGCATTGCTAGCAGATTTGCGTAGTGATCCAAATTGGAAAGAGCTTGAGTAATGAGAGCAAATCAATTTCTAACTGAAGCTACCACTAAAGGTAGAGAGTACAATCATTTAGAAGACCTAGTTACATTTGAAGGTAGCAAAGGCGCACTCAAAGCCGCAGAGATACTAACACGACTAGGACAAGATTCCAAAGATGTTAGCATCAAGTGGGACGGCAATCCAACTATATTTTGGGGAAGAGAACCAGACGGTCAATTTGTAATGACTGGTAAAAATGGTTGGGGCAAAAACAAAACAACCAGTAGTGGACAACTACAAGACTTTATTATGAATACAGGCAAAGGCGAAGATTGGCGTAAAGACTTTGCTGGAGAAATGGCAGGAGTGTTTGAGATACTAGAAGCAAACACACCAGCTGACATGAAGGGATATGTATACGGTGACTTACTGTATACTCCACGCAAGCCCGTAACAAGTTCACAAGAGGGCTTACAGTTTACACCTAACAAAGTTACATACACTGTTGACCCTGCAAGTGCTTTAGGCAAGCGTATAGCGGGCAGTACATTGGGTGTAGTGGTACACACATACCATGATGCATTTGGAGATAAGACAGGTACTCCAATCAAAGACACAAAGAGTATCAATAGTAATGCGGTAGTTGTACTAGGGCAAACATATGTAACACATCAACCCAAAGTTGATACAAGTGCAGTTCAGGATATAGTTAGTACGGCAAATGCGAACGCACAAATAATAGACAATTGGTTAAAGCCGGAACAGGGACTGAGTAGAAAAGATGCAATACTCTATAACTATGTTAACCAAATGACCAAAGCAGGTAAGTTAGACCAACTCAGGACAGGATTTTATGATTGGCTAAAAACCAGCAAGGTCAGCCAAGGACAGCAAGCAAAACTTATGGCAGGAGATGATAAAGGTCTTAATGC